CTGTTGTTCTCCACCGCCATTTGCACCAGTATTACCCCCAGCACCATCGCCTCCGTTAGATTCATAATTTCCACCACCTCCACCGTTGCCACCTGTGCCTCCTGTACCAGCGTTAGTTCCTCCACCAGAACCAGCAACTCCACCTTGACCACCATCGCCACTATTCTTTGCTACCCAACTCGAACCATTCCAGTAATATCCAGCACCTCGTCCTCCGCCGCCTCCATTACCGCCAGCACCACCTGTGCCTCCGTTATTACTACAGACACGGTAAGAACCGTGACAGAACCAACCAGAACATCTTCTACCGCCTGAGTGACCACCGCCACCGCCAGTGCCGCCTTTACCGCCACCGCCTCCTCCTCCGCCACCGCCTCGGAGTCTGTTATTATAGTGTGATGTTGGCATTGATATAGTTGAAGCGACAATCATACCTTGACCGCCATTTTCACCACCATCACCTTTACCGCCACCACCATCGCCTGTATTACCACCACCAATACCTGTTTCGCCAGCATACCCCCTGACTACAGGAGAACCACTGGTATTATTGATTTGGAAAGTTATTGAACCATTACCACCACTGTTAAATCTGACTGCTGGATTGCCTGAACCATCAGAACCTACGTTACCACCAATGTTTAGTTGTTTGGTTACAGTCGAGGTGTAAGTGTTATCTCCAAATACCTCATATCTTGCCTGTAGGTGCATCCAATTACCATTTGCAGTCGCAGTGACCTTACTGACTGCATTTCTTAAGTCACTGAATGATATTGCTCCAGAAGTGGGAACATTGTTATTTGCTGTGATGTTACCTACACCTGTGCCTCTGTAATATGCACCGATACTTGTACCACTTGTAAATGCACTATTGACTGCACTTAGTGCTATTGCTCCAGAGGCGAAGTGAGTAGTGTTAGATACATCTAAACTACCATTACCCACTGCCCCAGAGGTAAAGTCAGACAAAACATTATTTGATACATCAGAATAAGTCTTGGAAGATGACACATCATATGTCATGTCATACATTCTATCGTTATCTTCAATGTCGATTGCTACAATCTTATCTGAACTTGCGTTGTAGTGTGCTGCCACACCTGACATATACTTTACACAGTCTTTTAAATCTTTGTTCTCATTGAAGGCAGTGCCATTTCTTCTAAAGATCGCATTAACATATATCACACCATCAGTAAATACATTGCTTGCAATGTTTAAATATTCATTCGTCTTGATTTCATCTTCAATTCTTGACTCAGAAGGTACGATATGTATTCTCTTTGACCCCTCAGTCGTCCTTGAGTCGTCATAATCGTCATCATGAAACCAAACGTAACAAATAAAGTCTCCGAGTGTTACAAGAGTTTTATATACCTTATCGTGAACACATACTTCTCTTGCCACAGAAGGGTTTACCTCAGTTTTCTGTAGTTCTGGGTTAGAATTTATTTCGTAATCTATTCTTTCTTGATCTAGACTAAAATCCATCTTGTTCGGTTTCTATGCCAATACTATTTATTGTGGTATAATATATAGAAGTGCGAGCATTAAAATTATGAGTCATAAAGATGAACTGACAGAGAGGGCAAAGACTCTCCAAGCAGAAATACAAGAATTGAATAGAAATTTTGAACTTAAGAAAGAAGAGTTTTTGAAGGTTCAAGGTGCTCTTGAAATGTTACAGATTCTTGAAAATGAAAAAGGAAGCAAAGAAACTTGACGAACTAACTATCAAGAAGTTAAATCCTAAGATGTGGAAACTTCTTTATGACAATAATGTTAAGAAACCATAACAAACCCACACACTGAAATTTTTAGTGTTATAATTAGAAATGTAAAAACGTCTGGTTCAGCGATCCAAGAGATCATAATACCCGACACACTTCGTATAGAAAGGAGAATGTGCCATGCACGAAAGATTTAATTTCATTGATCTTGCTAATAGTCAAAATAGCAACAGAATTTTTTTAGACCTATCATTTCAATCAGAGGAAAGGTGGAATGATAAACAGAGACAGAAGTTTATAAAATCAGTTCTAGCAAACAGATGCCCTACACCAATAGTGTTGGCGGTAGTAGAATCTTGCATGGAATACTGTGCTAGACACTTTGGAGAGGACTCGGAAGCATACCTATACTTCAAAGATAAACACGATAGGAATTTTAAATACATCAGTATTGATGGTAACAACAGAACAAGAGCAATCGCAGCATTTGTTTTGGATAAATTCTCTCTCACTATGGAAGAGCATAAGATACCTAACATTGCTCAAGATCATTACAAAGTTTGGAAACCAAACAGAGATCAAAGAAAGTGGAGTAAGTTACCACAGTTTGTAAGATCATACATGGAAAGTGATAACTGTAAGGTTCTAGGATTCTTGGTAAAAGAAACTGGACTTGATGATTTGCATGACCTATTTCTCAGTATCAATGATGGCGTAACTCTTAATCAACAAGAGAAAAGAAATGCTATTGTATGTGATCTAGCAAAAGAAATCAGATCAATTTCAAATGACAAGACCAATAAACCTTTCTTTGAAAACTATTGGACTAAACAATCAATGGGTAGAAGAAATCACGAGGAGTGGTTAGTTTCTAACTTTGTTCATGTGTCTAGATCAGGTAACATAAACAAAGTTGAGAGAGATAATGCCTATGACAATAGATCATCAGAGATAACTAAGTCTGGTGTTGTAAGAGAGGTTATAGGACAAATGGTGGATATGTGTCTTTCACATGATACACAGAAGAAGAAGTTGTTACCAAATGAGGCAACAATTCACGATTTCTTTGAGTTCCTACATTGGTTGAATGACAACAATCAACATATCAAAAACAGGAGAAAGTTATTTCAGTGGTTTGTCTTGACATACAACACAGCAAAGAAAGCGAAAGATGATAATGGTAATCCAATTATCATATGGACAGATTCAAATGGTTCAAACGCTAGAGACTACGCTGGTTGCCAAAGATCATATGATGGTACACAGAGACAGGCGAGACTAGGTGTTTACACAGTTTTAGGTGGACATCATGAGTTTTATGGAGACACACTACCTAAGTTAGATGATGATGTATTGACTCAAAAGGATTCAGTTAGAGATTTTCCTCCTACTATGAGAGTTCCCCTATGGGATAAACAAAATGGTATCTGCCCTCTAAGTGGGATAAAGATTCCATTTGAAAGCATCATGGACGGCAAACTCTATCAGATAGACCACATAACACCACACGCTGAGGGTGGACAGACTACATTTGAAAATGCTCAACTTGTCTGCAAAGATGAGAACAGAAACAAATCTGATGATTTCCCTACTACTTCGTTATGAACAATGAACCTGCTAAGTATAAAATAGACAAAGAACTATTTGAAAAATTTAGAAAGGAATTTGAGAAAGGCGAGAAACCAATTATCAGAAACCTTCTTTCAAAAAGTCCTGAGTTTATTAACAATCTTTTAAAATGAGCATAGAAGTTTACGATAACTTTCTACCAGATGAAGTATTCACGCCTATCAAGGATTATGTTCTTGGTGGGCGTATGCCTTGGTATCATTCATCTAGTTCAGTAAGAGATAATGATGGTTGCCCACAATTTTCTAACTTAATATATGTTGATTGCGCTCCTGTAGATTCTGATATGTGGAATAGGATTCGTCCTATATTTGCTACAATTAACCCTATAGGAGTTAGTAGAGTTAAATTTAATGCAACAGCAAGAACACCAAAAATAGTAAAGAAACCACTACACGTTGATATTACAGGGCAATGTGAGAGTCCAGACCCTCCATATCCTAATATGCCAGACTATAGTATATGTGTGTTGTATATCAATGAGAACAATGGATATACATATTTTGAGGACGGACAAAAGGTAGAATCAAAAGAAAATAGAGCAGTGATATTCTCAGGAGATTTACTTCATGCTGGAACATCATGTACTGATTCTGATTTAAGAGTTGTTCTCAATGTAGATTATTGTAAGTGGAATTGATATGGATTTATTTCCTACATTATTAGAAGAATATGATCTCACAGGGGCGCCTGGTGTAGATGAATTTCATAATCATGTAAAAACTAATGGTAAGAGTCATGAACATTCATTAGCAGTGAATGGAGTGAGTTCTCATGGTGGTTGGGATCCATTGCGGGACAAGGTGTCTGAACAAATGTTGATTACATTTCAACAGTGTTGTAATCATTTCTCTGAGAAGATGGGTAACTGGCCTGTCGTGATTAGTGGTTCATGGTATAATATTTTGCCAAGGGGTGGCAGGACAGAGAGACACAGGCATGAGTCAAGTGTAATTAGTGGAGCATATTATATTGATCTACCAGAGGGAGATTTTGGTAAATTTTTCGTGGTATCCCCATTACAACCATATATGATGTGTGTTCATAATGTTAAAGAGACACCCTATGGACAGTATTTTTATGATGTTCCTATCAAAGAAAAACACTTATACTTGTTTCCTTCGTGGTTAGAACATGGCAGTAGAGAAAATAATACTGATGAGGATAGATGGACAGTAAGTTTCAATACTTCTCAATGTAGTCATGATATGTTAGACCCTGCATTTGTAGAGTCTGTATGGGGTAAAGGACATGAGGGTAGTTGACGTATTGCCTCTACAGTTAGGGGTAGTTATGTATCCAGAACATGAGAAAGTTAAAAAGTTACTGGTAGATGAGATAAGAGGTCATGGCGATGACTATGAACATAAGAAAGTAGATGCCAAGGCAAAAGGATTAGAACATCTTGATTACTACTCGCCACTATCTAATAATAAGTACAAAGAGTTTAGAGAGTGGATAGAACAACAGGCAGAGATATATGCCAAGAACATACTAGGTTATGATACGTCAGATTTTCTATTGACAGACAGTTGGATAAATGTATGTGATGCTGGTGGTAGGCAGAAACCACATTTCCATATAAATGCCGCTGTATGTTGTTTATATTATGTCAACTTTGATGATTCGTCACACTCGCCAACTTATTTTTATCGTCCTAACAATAGTCAGAAATATCCTGATTACCTTGCCTATATGTTGACAAACAAGAAGAGAACTAAGTATAATTATGTTAATGAGGTGGTAGGATTAGAGGGTTCTTTATTACTGTGGCCAGCGAACACTTGTCATGGTTATGCTACCAACTATGATGACAATAGAATTACTATATCCAGTAATCTTATGCCTAGATATATCAATTCCTTTGAAGTTATACCATTAACTAAAGATGAAAGACACAGTGCCATGACTACCTTTAGATCAGGGCAACTATGGGATTATCCCGATTTATAATATGGAAGTTATTAACGTACTACCTACGCCAGTGGCGATCATACCTTGCCCATTTCATGTCAAGGTAAAGGAAACTATATTGGCAGAAATAGAAGAACAAAAACAGAATAAAATAACATATAGTGCTAATTCAGAACAATTAAAACATATTGGTCATTACTCAGTATTACACAATGATGAGAGATTTGGTAGATTTAGAAATTGGTGTGAACAACAGGCAGAGATATATGCCAAGGAAGTCAAGGGAGATTATATACAAGAGACAGTTCAAGTTACAGACAGTTGGATAAACATTTCAGATAAAGGTGGGTATCAGTATCCGCACCATCATGCCAACTCTTACTTGTCGGCAATATATTATGTGAATTTTGATATGGCAAGAGATCATGTGCCCACATATTTTACTAGGGATACTAATTTTATAAATGCCCCTGCCCTTAATTTTATCACAGGGAAAATTACAGACTATAATCAAAACAATGAAGTCTTATCAAATGAGGGAGAGTTGATTATATTCCCATCACAGTTGAATCATGGTTACAATGAGAACAATGGAGATAATAGAATATCATTATCAATGAACTTTATGCCCACTATCGTTACCAATGGAGACTATGGGTGGCGATGTGTCAATCTAAACCAACATGAGAGGGGCGTGGCATTTGATGAAAAAGAGGGGGTTGCCAAGTGATACCTAATGCTCTATAATAAATAGTGTGAGAAACAAATCTACCCCTGCGCCTTTTAAAGGAGTGCGGCAACTGGATTTTGTTTCTCGACACCCTATTACTAAAATCATGGCACTTTGGAGAGCAGTTGTCAAAATAGACAACAGACTACTATCAACAGAATTTGAAAGTTTGAGTAATTTTGGTTCTGATGCCAAGATTGAAGCAATGGGAAGGTTCGGAACAAAGGATATAACATTGTATCCAAAGTCCGAAGGGCGAAGAGGGAGAATGTGACAGTTGAGGTTCTGTCACTAAGTGGTTGACAATAATTATACTACCTACTATAATTAAGATGTAAGAGAGAGGGTTTGTGTTTGTTCCTCTGCTCTTACATCTTTTTTATTGCAAACACATCAATTTTACTATGAACACAATGAAGAATGCTTCACCAGAAATGCAAGTCTTGGTGCTGAAATGGACATATCAATTATGCCGTGCCCTTGAACAACAATACAGAGACTACTCTTTGAGATCAACTATGAATAGTCAGGCAATGGCAGACAAACCTGACAAATATTTACAAGATAGAGTAGTAAAGATTGAAAATGAAGAAGATGATAGGATCAGTTTCTTTATTGAGAAAGGTAGAAAATACTACAAAGTTTGTATGAGAAGTAAACAAGTCAATAGACAGTTTGATGACAGCATAAGTGTTCATGCTTTTGTTGATAAGAATACAGGCGAGGTATATAAACCAGCAGGGTGGAAGTCGCCTGCTAAACACGTTAGATTTAATATGAGTGATGATCTTGACAGAGCAAAACTCTTTAATATATGTGATTGGGCGGGTGGTTATCTCTACCTGAGATAATGCCCAACGTACTAAATAACTAAAAAGTATAATTATGGTTTACGATTCATTAACATCTGACACAGAGGCACTAACGAAAGTTAAGTTGGGTCAGGTAGATAGAACTAAAAAACAGTTGCAAGCAGCAATGAGAACTATAGGCAATCTTGATGAGAGATTGACTTCACTAGAGTCAATGGTTCAAGCGGCACTATTCAAACAGCAAGATGATATTAAGGCACTTGTTATTGAAATTAATCAGTTGAAAGGAGAACTTGAACGTGAGCAAGCATCAAAGAAATTTGATATGGACTCTATGCCCTCTGAATTTGGTGGGGCGCCTCCAGTAGGATAGTTGCCAAACTACCTACAATATGTAATACTAAGATTGAACACACAACTTTTTTTATGGAAGATGAAATGATTGATCTCTATGAGATCGCTGAAACCAATGATGATTGGATTCATTCAATCGAAGGAGTCGAAGAGGTATTCGACCCAGAGACACAAAAACTACTAGCACAGTTCTAAAACTGTCACAATGCCCCTAGATTCTAGGGGCATTTTTTATTATAATATGGTTATTGACACAAACACTATGGAATTGAGAGATCATCAAAAAGACATTATACAGTTGATGACAACACAGACCAAAGGCAAGATTCTTGTACCTACTGGCGGTGGTAAGACAATGTGTATGATTCAAGATGCTAAGTGGCGATTCAGTATGCCTGTGCCACAGACCATAGTTGTTGTTGCTCCTAGAATACTATTGGCAAATCAATTATGTTCAGAGTTTCTTGAGCATATTGATAATGTAGATGTGCTTCATGTACATAGCGGAGACACACACCATTTCCAAACCACTAAACCAAAAACTATGGAGAAGTGGTATCACAATACTGTAAAGAATATATTGATATTTACAACATATCATTCACTTCACAGAATTGAGGAAGCAATGGATATTGAGGTGGACACAATATATTTTGATGAGTCACACAATGCTGTACAAAAAAACTTCTTACCCGCTGTCAAACATTTCTCAAAGTATGCCAATCGTAAGTATTTCTTCACTGCTACACCTAAGAACAGCAAGAACCCTGACATGGGTATGAATGGTAAAACATTTGGTAAAGTGATTGCTCAAGTGCCTGCTCCTGACTTGATCGCTAAAGGTTATATTATACCGCCTAAAGTCAAGGCAGTTAAATATCCAGTTGGTTTTATGGACGCCCCTGAGCAACGTGATAAAGCAATGATACTTGATGCTATCAAGAATGAGGATTGCATGGACAAAGTATTGGTAACTGCCAAGTCAACAGCAAACATTCGTAACCTTATCACAAAGACAGACTTTCAGGCAATATGCCATACTATGAAATACAATGTAATGTGGATTACATCAAAGTATGGTGCTATCATCAATGGTAAGAAAGTAAACAGAGAAACATTCTTTAACTTGATGAACAAGTGGGGCAGTGATGACACTAAGAAGTTTCTATTGTTTCATCACTCTATACTATCAGAGGGTATGAATGTATCAGGACTAACTGCTGCCATTCTATTGAGAAA